GCGGATGTCCGTGATGTTGCCGGGCGTCCACGCGACCGAGGGCGTGAAATAGGACGTTGCCCATTGCTGGCGCCCGTGGATCCACAACTCGCAGGCGACGGAGGGCGGCGCGGAGATCTGCTGGAACTCTAGCTCGGCCCAGTATTCGGATTGATTACACAGGGCCGTATCCGGCGGGCGGCAATCCGTATTCGCTGCGCAGCCGATCCAGGAAAATTGCTTACCGCCAGACTCGGTGCAGGACTTGGCGAAGAGTTCAGCAACGGAGGTTCCTCGGACAGTGGCGTCGGTCCCGTAGTAGGCGCGGATGAGGGCGCGCCCGCCGACTAACTCGATATTGTATCGACACCCCGCGTTGCTCCCCTCGCGAAACTCGAGCACATAGCGCGGCAAACGATTGCTGGCGACGCTTTGCGTGGAGAAATTGAACGCGACCCCGACGACCGTTTGATTGACCAGGGTGTTGGCGGGCAACGAGAGATAATCAGCTTCTGAGACGCTGTCGGGGCCGATGTAGAGGGAGCGCCGCGAGGAGTCCGTACCCCCAAAGGCATCCCGACGTGCATAGGGAGAGGAGGCTCCCCCGTCTACACCAACCTGCAAATCGGCATCGGCGGACTCATTCGTCACCCAATCGTCGGCCCAGAGATCCGTGGATGTTCCGGTGGCCGCGTCCACCGCATCGAACGAGGTCATGCGGACGATGGTGGCGGCACTCGGGAGTGCCCAGAGGGCCACCAGCAGGACGAGGCCAGTGCGCATTACCAGACCCCGAGGTTGTAGACGAGGACGCACGTGATCTCGTTCTCAACCGGCGTATCGGTCGTGACGTCCCGGTAGTCCAGCAAGCTCGGCGCTGCGATGCTAATCCCAGACTCGCTGCGATACTGGCAATTCGTCGCTGTCGTGGTGATCGTACAGGTTGCTGCCGTGGGCGAGGTGTCATCCATGAGGGTGATCGCGTGGGCATCGGTCCCGGCGCCGGCCGCCACATTGAGCCCGCAGGTCATGGCATAGACCGTGATGGCCCCCGGCGACCCCGCGTCCACATTGGTCTCCGTCGCATCGGCAGCGGCAGAGGTGAAGACTGGGAAATAGCGTGTAACGGCAGTCGTCGCGAGGGCTGTCCCACGTCCAGTGGCCGTCAGGTAACCCGTGCGCCAAATGTGCCCCGACTCGTTTCGGAACCAAAAGCGGTTGGGACTGGTGTTCTCCACCCCCCAATCGCCCTCGTTGCTCGCCGGGGCGCCCGTGATCGCCCCCTCCACGGCGGTGAACGGATGACGATTCGAGCCCGTGTTGATGTCGGCCCGAAATCCGTAGGAGTCGGTGAGCGTACCGGCAGCACATTGGTCGGCGCTTGTCCCAGTCCCCGCTCCAGTACAGCACGACCACGGATTACCAGGCCCGACACATCCCGCGTTCGCAGCCGTCACCCCCGGCGAGAGCGCCTGGAACCCTTCTGACAACGTGACGGTCGTCGCATACGTCTGCGCGGGCAGGTAGCGGAATCCACGCATCGTCGCGATCGTCAGGTCTCCCGTGCCGGTTTCGGAGGGGGTGGGCGCCGCGACGAATCCGTTGAAGACTAGAGACGTTTGGTTCGCATTGGTCTCGTTGCGGAGCGTCGGCTGTGAGAGAAACGACAGGTGCTGGCCGCGCGTCGAGACCCCGGAAGTTGCAGTGTTGATGAAGTTGTCCGCGAACACGTTGACGTAAGGGAACACTCCCCCAAACCCGCCGGTGGCCTCGGTGTCCTGCGTCACGGGGGCGGTGCTGGGGACGCTCAGCACCGAGTAGGTCGCGAATCCATTTCCCATCGTAACGCCATTCGGCACTGCCATCATGCACGCGACACCCGCCGTCCCGATGTCCCCCGCCGTCGGGCACATCGCGAGCGAGCCCGTCGGATCCGCCGCGCTATTCGCCCGCAGAATCATATTGTCCGAGGCGCTGTTTCCCATCGCAGGGATCCACGTCCAGGTGTTAGTCGACCTACAGTAGGAGAGCCCCGACAGTGTGTAGGTGAGATCATCCGACTCGCCGTACAGATCCCCCGCCGTGCAAGTGCCCGAGCGGTCGGCAGTCCCGTTGGGAGTGGTTAACGTTTTGCCCTGGAGGTCGACCGTCGCGCCGAAGTCGGCCGCCGCTCCGATCATTCCCGCGCTGTCGAGGAGATAGGCCGCACCCGCCGAGACCGTGGCCTTTCCCGCCGCAATGGAGACCGAGTTGTCGGCGAAATTGATCGTATGCGCGGTGCCCTTGTTGGTCCCGTTTTCCTGCACCAGGGTGCCGGAGGCTTCCATGAGGCGCCACCGGCTACTCGTGCCATCATAGCGGAACACAACGGTGGTCAGCGGGCCAAGCGGATAGTCGCGCGCCAGCACAAACTCGTTGGCGTCCACGGAGGCCGAGGGGCCGGCAGCAAAGGTGACGGTATCCGTCGTGTCGATGTTGGTGATGATCGCGAGACGCCCGTTCGCACCGCCGGCCAACCCCGTGACGGTGTAATTGTTAGTGCCGGTCGTATCGACGCGGATGGTGGAAGCGCTGGACCAGCCCGACGGGTCCCAATCGTCCGCGTTCCCACCAAGACTCGTCGAGACTGCTCCCGCGACGGCGACGTCGAGAGGCAAGATGCGCGTAGGGGCGATGCCCCCGGTAGGCTGCCCATGCGCCAACGTCGCCACAATGGCCAAAACGGCAGCGGCGGTACGCACCATCAACTCAGCTCCAGGACACGCACATCCGCCGTTCCACTCGACGTGCGCCCGTACAGAATGACGGACGGCCCCAGCTCAAAGACTCGCTCCGCATATGGGCCGAGCTCTAGCCCATTCGCTGATGTGACCCCGGTCGGGCCTAGGAATGCCGACACGCTCCCACTCCGATTCTGTACAATCAGCCGCCGCCGATTCGCCAACGGACTTGTTGGGAGCGCGACCTCGGCTCCCGACCCCACCGACACCGCCACGCACGCAATTGCGGTATTGGGCACCGGCAGGGCGCGATCAGAGGCCAACACCACCGGGGCCGACTGTGCTGCCGTCTGTTGCCCTAGTTGCCAATCAGTCGCCGCCCCATCAGCGCCGAGTACGATCTTTACGCGCTCATGCAGCACGCCACCGACATCATCGGCGGCAATGAGGACGCCACTCCCCGGCGTATACGGAATATTATCGGCCACGGTGTGGTATGGCCTTTCCCCGTTAGTCGATTTGCGCCGTCAATTGCCCTGGCGACCCGCCCGTGAACTTGAGCGTGTTGCCGTTCAGCACCACCACGCCGGTCCCGGAATTGATCTGCCCCGACCAGAGGCAGTTCCCCGCGCTCGTGGCGTCCCAGATCGCAAAGTAGAGGATCGCGAGCCCGCCGTTCCAGTTTGCCGTCGCCGCGGGAAAGGTGATGTCGAGTTTGTTGGTCGTCCCGAGGGCCGCCCCAATCGCTCCCGGCGCATTCCAGTTGGTATGCGTTGCGTTGTTCGTGTCGGGGTTCAATTGTGCCCGTGCGTAGCTGCCGGTCGCCGCCAGTTCGCTCGCCCCGGTGTCCCCTGGATCGGCTGAATGCAACGACACCGCCAATACGGTCGGTGCGGAGCCGAAGGCCGTTTGCTTGAAAGTCCACTCGATGACCTTCGTCTCGAGGTAGTTACTCAGTCCGTTCGCCATCTGCCCCTCCCCCTAGATCGGGTCCACGTCCAACGTCGCGTAGCACCCTCGCGGCTCCACTTCGACACCGCGAATCCGGTACGTCGTCGCCCGCGCGATGATGCGATCCTCCACCGTGGGGCGTGCTGGCAACCCCGACAACCACACATCCACCCGGCAACCCGCATTGCGAGCCCCAGCACGCCCCAGCGAAATGGTGGGGTCCGGCTTCGTGAACAACACGCGACACGCCACGGGCGCCCCCACGGCGGGAACAAAGGTCCCCGCCTCCGACCCAATCGGATCGGCGAAGAGCGTGGCCGCGGCGGTCGCGAAACTCATCGTCAGGTCTTGCGGCCGATCATGAGCACCTTCGGACGCACGATGTAATTGAGTGGGAACGAGCGGAGCTCGACCTTCACCCACTCGGGCGCATTCGGGTGCATTGGATCAACGGTCAGCGGCGGGACGTACAATTCACGCCCGACCACCTCGTTACTGAGATCCTCGGAGAAGAAATCCGGCGGAGCAAAGCGCCGCTTGTAGAGCTCGGTCGCGCTCGAGATCGGGAACAATAGCACCTTGTCAGCCGGCACCAACGCCGTGCCCGCTGCGCTGCGGCTGTACTCGATCCACGTCACGCCACGCCACTTGAACGACCCTTCGGAAATCTGCTGCCGCAGGAAGTCGCTTTGCGCGTCGAACTTGTAGGACTCGGTCACTTCCTTGTGGACCACGAGCAGATCCCAGAACCCGGCCGAGCAGAGCCCGATGACGCCCGACGTGTCGAGGTCTTCGGCGTTGTCCCGCATGGTCCGACGCATCGTGTTGATCTTCAGCGTCAACGCACCCTGTGCAGGCGTGGCGTTGTCGAGGTCGAAGTCGATCTCGGCTTCCTGCGACACGCCATACTCGGTGAAGTAGTTGATGTACGTCGCGCCGCTGACCGGATCTTTCACGAGCCCCTGCAAGAGGTTCGCGATGTGCACTTCCTTCGTCGCCTGCATCTCGTCGAGCATGGTCGCGAGGTAGTCGTTGATGATCTCGCGATAGCCCCACTTGCGGAGCTCGCCCGGGGCTCGCACCGACAAGAGCTCGTCGGCCAGCACCAAGCGCTCGGCCTTGTGCGCCGGGATGGTCAGCTTCCGCATCGTGCGGGCGTCCCGATCGCGCCGCGTTGGGTTGCCCCCACGCGCCACGAACGGGAGCAAGTTCAGCGTCTGCTGGCGCTCCTCGATGAGGAGATCCGAGGTCATGATGCCCTTCTCCTCGAAGGGGATCAGCTGAGACAGGAAGCGCGGCACGTACTTGCGCTTATCGACCCAGTTGGTCAGTTCCGTCACCCCGAAGAGCGGATCGTTGTTGACTTCCGAAAACAGTCCCATGATTGCGTCCCCTCCCCGCGATTAGCGGAACAGCACGAAGGCCGTGGCCAGATCCGTGACCCCGGCCGCTTTGTGCCCACCCGTCTCAGCCGTGATGAGCGTATTTTTCACTTCCGCCAGCCGCGCCACCATCACCGCGTTGACGTCCGCGGAGGTTGCGTCGACTTCATCGAGCAAGATCCCGACGCACGTCTGCGTGCCGTTGGCTGCGCCGTCGTCGTAGTTGTCGTACTTGCCGCCGGCCGTGATCTTGCCGAGCATCCGGCCACTGGGGAGCACCCCAGAGCCCGACGCAACGACGATGTTTTCAAACGAGAGGCCCCCGAGATTCGAGATGAGCCACTCGCGATTGTAGTTCCCTTCGGTTCCCAACAGTGCCATGTCTCAGCCCCTCCCCTTAGGCGCCGCGCGCCAGCAGTCGCTGCACGACGGGATTGTGTGCGCGGGCCTCGTCGAGCTCAGCCTTGCGCTTCGCGAACACTTCGTCCGACGTCATCGCGAAGCCCGCCGGCCGCGCCGTCAGCCCTGCTTCGGTGCCGCGATGTCCCGTGGGTACGGGTGTCGCAGTCGACGCACGTTGACTCCGCGCCCACGCGCGGATGTCCGCGATGGCGGTCTTCGCCTTCATGAAGTCCGCCACTTTCTCCGGCGCCCCCGCGAGCACACAGAGGGTCGTGATCTCATCGACCCGCGCGGCCATCTCCGTGTCAGCCGTCTCTCGCACCTGCGCCTCGAATGCCTTGAAGTCCGGATGGTCCGCGATATTCGCGACCACCGGCGTCGGGTCCTGCACCTGTTCCGCCATCGTCCCCTCCATACGTCCCGCCGTCGTACTCTGCGCATGAGCACGCAGGCCGGACGGGCGTTTCGTGACAAACTCAGTCAAAGCCGCAATTGCCTCGGGCAACGTCGCCACGCTATCGGCAAGCCCCGCCTCGACGGCCTTGGCGCCGATGAACGCACCCGCTTCGAGGTCGCGCACCGCATCGACGGCCATGCCGCGATGGGTCGCCACGAGCTCGTGAAACAGGGCGCCCATCTGGTCGACCTTGGCCTGCAAGCGTTTGCGCTCCGGATCGGTGAGCGGCACCGCCGGGTTACCATCGGTCTTGTGCGCGCCGCTCGTGAAAAATTCGACGCGCTGTCCGCTCTGCGCATCCGCGGCGGAGTGATCGCGGCGCGCGGCAATCGTGCCGATGCTCCCGACCCATCCGCTCTCGGTGACGAGCACGCGCGACGCCCCGCTTGCCAGCGCATACGCCGCCGACAACGCCGCGTCATCGGCAATCGCCCATACCGGCTTCGCTTGTCCCGCGCTGCGAATCACGCGCGCCAGATCGAGCATGCCGTTGACCTGCCCACCTGGCGAATCGACTTGCAGGAGTACGCCGCGCACCGACGGATTCGCGATCAAGGCGCGAAACTCGCGCTCGACGGCCCCATAGGATTGCAAGCCGCTCATGGCGTCCATCATCCCGGCGCGCTTGACGAACGTCCCCATAACGGGGAGCACCGCGACGCCATCGGCGGTTATCGTCGTTTCCGGCGCGTCGGGCCGCGCGGTCACATCCGGCGCTGCGGCGTCGATGTCCTCGCCCGCGCGCCGCTCAAGCACCGCCAGGATCGTGTCGAGCCGTTCGCGCGACACCGCGAGCGGCGTGCCGTAGACGAGCGTTTCGACATGGAGCAATCGCGCCTTGCGTTCGCGGTCAGCCATCCGTGCCGGTCCTCCGTTGTGCGGGAGGCACTTCCTCCGGGTCTACCGGGCTAGGCGAACGGACAACCGCCGCGGCCGCATCGGGCTCGCTCAAGCCGAGCTCACGCAATAGTTTTCGCTCCGCAGCCTTCTCGCGGAGGATGTCGTCGATACTCTCGCCACGACTCGCCGCCACGCGCGTGAGGGACGTGAGATTAAGCCGCAATTCCTCGCCGATCGCGTTGACTTCCTTTTGCGGATCGACCCAGGACCACCCCTGCGGCACCCACTCCACGTCGAGATAATCCTCACGCCACGCAACGTAGCGGGCCGCAACCACGACACCGGAGAGCACCGCCTCATCGAGCCACCACGCCCACAACCGTTGTAGGAGCGGATTGACCAACCCCCACTGCAACGCCTCGCAGCGCCGGCGAAACTCCAGGAGCCCCGCCCGATGGGAGGTGTAGGTTTCCTGGGACATATCGCCCGTGGCGAGCGCGTAGGGCACGCCCGGTCCCGCGCAAATCTCGCGAAGAATCTGCACGAAGAATGCCGAGAAATTCGGCCCGACGTCGGCTGGCTGCACGAGGTCCAGCGTCTCGCCCGTCCCCCCGACAAACGTCGAGCCGGGCACGGTGTCCACCTGACCGTCGAGCGCAGCCTTGTCATGCAATTCTCCGACCGCTTCGCTGACGTTGTACGGGTCTGGCGCCTCGATTTTGAAGACGAAATTCGCCGCGCCGCGCTTGCGCACGACTTCGGAATCCGCGTAGCCCCCGAGGTCGTGCAAGCGTTGCATGACCGGCGCCAGCCACGGCTCGCCACGAATCATCCCGGGACGGATCGGCCGATAGAAGTGCAACACGTCGGCTGCGGGAATCCGCACCAGTTGCGCCGCCGTCCCCGGCATCCGCCCGAGCGAAAACTCTCCAGGATGCTGCGCCTCAAACCAATACGCGACGCGGTTGCCATCGCGATCAAACTCGATCCCCGCGCGAATCGTGCCCCCGTTGTCCAGCGTTTCGTGCTTCCACAGCGGCAGCATCTCCGCCTCGAGCACGCGAATCTGGAGCGGGACCCCTCCGGGCGCGTTCAGCGGATTCGCGATGCGGACCACAAACGCATCGCCCGCCTCGATCATCCCGCGGACGGCGAGACTAATCGCCGCATCGAAGTTTCCGCCGTCGATCGCCGCATTTTTCGCCCAGCGACGGAAGGCGAATTGCGCATCCCGGACCCAGCGTTGTGACGCGGCCCGCTGGCTCTCGAATTCGTCCCCCGCTCCGAACAGCGGATGCGGCGTGAACCCGGTCCCCACAATCGAGGACACGAGCGTCTCGACGATGTTCCGCGCCCACGCATTGTCACGCACCAGGGCTCGGCAGCGATTGCGCAGCGTATCGCCCGCCAGGACGATGGTCGCCGTCGGGCCGGTATTCGGCGCGTGCCAGCCGCGGACGCGGTAGCCGCTCCCGGCGCCTTGGTAGAGCGTGCCGTTCGCGAGGATGGTTCCGGCGGCGCGGAGTCGCGCCAAGCCGTTGCGGAGGCTCGCGAGCGGGCTCATTCGCGCCCGTCCGTCGAACACAGGATGAGCCGACGCACGCCCCGCGGCGCCCCGGCCGCATCGGCGATCTCGCCCTCAACGACGGCCAGCGCCGCCTGCAATTCCTCGACGCTGCGATACGTGACCGACGAGCCGTCTGGAAACCGGCACGTGAGGGCCGCTTGCCCGATTGCCTCTTCGAGCGCGGCTTTACGCTCGGCCCACGTTGTCGCCACGCGCTGCGCGTGCCACAACGGCGCTAGACTGGCAATTAGCTAGCGATCCGCTAGCGTGTCGCTAGCGCGTGCGCCGCGCCCATTCACCCCTAACCGCCGGAGGATGCTCGGCGTTTCGCTGGCTGCCATGAGAAGTTGACGCGCCACGTCAGCGTCAGACACCCGCGCCCCAGGATGTGCCCGCCGGACCTGGGCTGCGATCTCCGCCACCCGCTCCACCACCCCGCCCTCGTCTCGGACGTAGAGCACCCGAGACCGTCGCAGCACGGTCGCCATCATTCGGGTTTCGGCGTGGCCTTCGCCGCCTTGATGCGCCGTTCCGTCACCGTCCGCAGCTTCCGATGCCGTGGCCGTGGCTTCGCAACGGGTTTAGCCTTCGCCTCGACGGCCACCCGTTTGCATCGCAGTCGCATCGCCAACGCATCCGCCGCCCTTCGTACCCAACCTGGAACCGTGGTTCGCATTCTACCACCCCATCCAGCTATTCGTGATCCGCCGCCCCGGCCGATTCGTAACCACCGTCGGCGCGGGCGGTCCCACCGTCATCGGACGTTCCGGCATCACGTCCGATCGCTCGCGAACGCGAGAGGGGGGCACCGAGGCCCCCCCCTCCACCGCGACTGGCGCTGTTGCCACGTGACCCACCAACCCCACAGGCACACTCGCCTCCACCCGCCGCCAGTCGCTTTCCGTGTACTGCTCAATGCCACACGCCGTCGCCGCCGCACGCGCATAGACCCGGCAATCGCCCGCCTCGTGGCGCTTATGCTTCGGCTTCACGATCCGCAGCCGCTTGAATCCGTGCCGCTCCTCGGTGCGTATCTCCGCCGCCGTGAGCTCGTCGAAAAAGTCCTTGCTGTACTGCGGCGCATCGGGGAAGTGGCACACGCCGCGCGGCTCTTTCTCCCCGGCGGCGCGCTGCTCAGCCGTCAATGGGGAGCGCTTCAGCCACCGATACTGCGAGTGACGCAGATACGACCCCCCGACGCCAACGACCTTCAGCCCGCGTACCTTCTCGGTCTGCGAGACCTTGCGCGCCAGCTTCAGCGGCATGTCCCAGTCATCGGTGCCCTTGATGACCATCACCGTCCGAGCCTTGCGGATGGCGATAGCCTTGCGCCCGTAGGTCGGCGCGGGATGCTGGCGCGCAAACGCATACACCTGCTCGGCCTGGTGTCCCGAGTCGATCGCCATGCACCGAATGGGCAACGTTCCACCCCCCGCGCATGGCCACTCCACTGCGAGCACTTGCGACACAAGCGCCGCCCACGCGCCCCCCGCTGGGTCCGACGTGTCCCCCGGAATCACCCGATAGTCGATCGACCACGACTCCATGTTCCGCCCGTAGCCGACCACCTCGACGGCGAGCCATCCCGCCTCCGGCTGCACGTCCACACCGGCTACGAGAATCCGCACGCCCTCGGGCACGATCCCGGCCGGATACGGTTCACGCCGTGCGTACAGGTCCTCGGCCTGCGGCGCATCGGATCCCTCTTCATACGGGCGCCCAAGATCGAGGTTGTAAAACTCCCGCATCGCCTCCGGGTCTTCGCGTCCGCGCTCGTATTTCGCCGCCATCACGCCCCACGGTTGCTCCGCCAGCAACGCCAAGCTCGAGCCGTCGATCCCCACCGACTGCCGCCCGATCTCCCACACCGCATGCCATCCATGCTCCCCATGGGCCTCCGCCTCCCGCGCCAGCCGGTACTTCTCGCGCTCCTCGATCCGCCCCGTGCACCCGATGCACGCCACCCAGACGCCGGGAATGCTTTGCAGCTTGCCCCCATCCTCGCGCTTCGGGGGCACTTCGTAGCGTACTTGCTCCCACCTGAGCACCTGGAACAGCCCGCAATGGGGACACGCCACGCGATACTCAAAACACGCTTCAGAGTCCCGGAGCGCCAGCGCAATCGGCGACACGCCCGCCACCGTGGGCGTCGAGTTGCGATAAATCTTCGGCCGCCGCGCCCGGCGTAACCGCGCCTCCGCAATCCCCGACGCAGACCCTTCCGCCTTCAACGACCGCGCGAGCGCGTCGTATTCCTCCTCGACGAGCATCTGGATCGGAATCGATCGCAACGCCCACGGCACATTCGCGCCACGGAACCGAATCGACCCACCCGGGAACTTCTTGTGCAGCTTCGTGTTCTGCGCATCGCGACTGCGCACCCGCGGCACACGCGCTCGCAGGGACGGGCACCCCTCGACCATCGGCTCGAAGCGGTCGCGCACGTAGTCTTTCGCCATGTCGATCGTCGGCATGAGCAACATGATCCGACACGGGTGATCGTCGATGCGATGCCCGATGGCGTTGATCCCACATTCCGTCTTCGTGACCTGGGCTGGAGCCATGAACGACACGACGCGCGTCAACGACCGCGGCGACAAGAGTCGCAGAATAAACCGCGCATAAGGCGTGCGGGCGATCCGATACGGCCCATGATCGTCCGACTCCTCGCTCGACAGTCGCCGCTCTTGCTCCGCCCACTCATCCGCCCAGCGGAGCGGACGGGGCACGAACCGCTCATCCCACAGCCGCGCGAGAAAGTCCCGCGTGCGCGTCTTGATGTTCGCGGGAGCGCTAGCCGCCATCGCTCTCCACTCGCTTGAACATATGCAGGTTGCTTGCGCTTGGCCACGGCAACGCACCATTACGACGACGACAAAACTCTGTAGCCGTAGCGCATATGAAAAGGTTTTCCGGGCGATTGTCCGTCACCGCCCTGCGATTGACGCGGATCACATATTCAGACCGGTGGAGACTCCGTCCGATCACCGCTTCGGCAATACGACGATGTTCGCCGATGTATTTGCCCCACGTAACCAGGCCTAGGCATGAGTCGGAATCGCTGGCCCGTGGCTTGGTCCACATAGCAGCCACCTTCGTACTCTTTACTGTTCGCCCCTTGATAATAGGCCCGACGACATACTTCCGAGCAGCACCCACCCCTGCCTTTAGCCACTTGGCTAGGCACTACCCAAAAGTCCACGCGACATTGCAAACATTTCCGTTGGTATCGCCGCTTGGCCCCCTCATTGCGGCACACATCAGAACAGAACTTGCGACGCCCATCGTCCGTCTTTGCCGTGGTCGACCTCGTTGCCAAAAAAATGCGCCCGCATTGGCCGCACTTCTTTGGGCTGTGCGACAATCTTATTTTTGAGCCAGCACGCGCGGCTACAATACTGTCGCGCCCTGCCATGATCCGGGTGCGCCCTGAAGCTCTGGCTACATCCACGGCACACGTACTCTATCCGTCCTGATCGTTGATGTTCGTCGTGACACGCTTTGCTGCAAAACCTCCTCCCTGTCGTTGACCGGAACGTAACATGACACTGACCACACTGCTGGGAGTGCTCCATGCTTAAGCCCATATTTATTTCGGTTTCTTGGCCAGCAGGCCAGCAACCAAGGTGGTGACGTGCGCCCGTAGCACCCGCTCGAGCTCCGCCTCCACCCGCCCCGCGTCCACCCCCAACGTCTCCGCGAGCTCCGGCGCGAAAATCGACGGCATCTGCAAAATCGACTCCTGCGCCTCCACCATGAGCGTCCCGAAGAATGCCACCGCCTCCGCCGCATCCAACGTCTGCCCCTCGGCCCGCTGCCGCTTGAGCCGCAGCATGCGCGCCCGCTCGCGCTCGGCGGACAGCCGAATCCGCTCGCGTTGCGCGAAAATGGACATGCCGTCCCCATCGCCCGCAGGGATGCCGCCCGTGCGTGGCCGCCCACCATGGCCGGTCGTCGTGGCCGCCCACTCGTCACGCAATCGGGTCGGGTCCAGATTGCCATCCGCCGCACGGCTTAACCCGTACCGCTGGCACC